CGCTTTCTCCGGAAACGGTAAACTCTTCATCTGTAATCGCATAAGCAAACGGGTCCGGACAGAAAAAGGATAGCTCGAATCTGCCGGAACTTTTAAGAAGTCTCTCGCAGTCCACCTCTCCTGCCAGTCTTGCCATGAAATATCTGTCCGGCACTTCATCAAAAATAAGCTGCTTTAATCCGCTCAAGGGATCAAGCCACAAAGCGATGGCATCAAGTGTACTGACAAGAGATGCAAAGTTTATTTTCGAAAAGATGCTGCAGGATACTTTAATCTCCCGGTAATCATAGTCCGCTCCGAAATCGGACACGCCGTATTTTCCCGGTACGGATGCTGTAAAATTCCTTAACTTTCCGCTCACCTGCCATGAGGTAAGTCTTGCCTTAAGTCCCATATCGCTTGAAGTAATATCGTTATATATAAATCCCACAAAAGCACCTCCTTAAGCGGTTGAAAAACGTCCCCGGGCGCGGGAGCCGGTCTGAATCAGGTTATATAGTTCCTGGGAGATTCTTCGGATATCATCCTCACTTCTTACGATCATCTGTCCGATTGAAATGAGGGGAGCGCCGGATTCGGCTTTGTTTGCTCCGCTGAAAGCAGAGTGCAGCGTTGCATCCGCATCCAGATTAAATCTGCCTGGAACGGCTGACTGCATATCATCGGAAAGTCCGCTCATAACGCCCATGATGCCGTCATTTAGATCCTGTGCGGCTTTCACGGCAAATCCCGCTCCGTTATCAATTCCTCCCGCAAGACCTTTCGTAAGCATATCTCCAATCCATGCCATTTCTTTGGATGGGGACGAAATCCCGAAAAAACCTTTGATTTTGCTCATCAGGTTTGAGCAGAATCCGCTGACTTTTCCCCAAAGCCAGGATGCCGCATCTCCTATGCCGTTCCAGATTCCCTTAATCAGATTCAGTCCGACTCTTGCCATCTGAGATATACCGCCTGCAAAGCCTTTTACAATCGCCGCAATGATCTGCGGTACCGCTTTTACGACAGCTGCTATGATCTGCGGAAGGTTTCTGATCAGTGAAGCAAAGAGCTTTACTCCCGCAATGATAATCTTGTCGATATTTCCAATCAGTGCATTCACAATGGATGCGATAATCTTCGGCATAGCGCTGATAATCGTTGTAATAATCAGCGGAAGATTTTCAATCAAAGCAATCAAAAGCTTCACCCCTGCATCTATCAGTTTAGGAATGCTGCCAAGAATCGCCGTCAGAATGCCGTCTATGATCTGAGGGATCGCTTCCACGATTGCCGTAATAATTTCAGGAAGAGCCGTAATCAGTGCGGTCAGAAGCTGAATCCCTGCATCAATGATCTGCGGAATTGCTGAAATCACAAAATCCACGATCGCCGTTATAATTGCGGGAAGCGCCGCTACAAGCTGCGGAATCGCATCAAGAAGCCCCTGTGCAAGTCCCAAAATAAGCTGAAGCGCCGCTGTAAGAAGAAGCGGCATATTATCAATAAGCGTCTGCACAATCTGTGTCACCACAAGAACAACCTGTGGAATAAGAGTCGGTACAGCCTGAGCAATGCCCTGTATAAGGGATACAATAATCTGCATTCCCGCATCTACAATCTGTGGCAGCAGAGTCACGAGTGCCCCAATCAACTCTGTAATAACCGAGAGTATAACAGGTGTTAAAATCGGGATTGCTTCAATGATCCCCTCCGCAAGTGCGGAAATGATGGACGGCGCGCTTTCCAGCACAGCCGCCGCAATCGTCGATATCAGCTGAACCGCCTGCGGTATCATAGAGGATACCGTTTCAATAACTGAAGTTACTCCATTCTTGATCTCTTCACCGGCTTCTTCGTTTCCGACAGCAAGATCGGACAATCCGTCCATAATCTGTGTAATGCCGGGAAGAAGTTCACCGACCATGCGGTTTTTAAGACCGGTCATCGTACCTTTGAGTTTCGTAAGACTGTCTTCAAATGCGGCTGAGGCAGCTACGGCTTCATTGCTCATGACCATGCCGTAGTCCTCTGCTTCCTTTTTCAGAGCTTCTGTCTCTTCGGCCGTCATATTTAAAACCGGGCCAAGCTCTGTAGCAGACTTACCTAAAAGATCTGCTGCGGCAGCGGTACGTTCAGCACCCGATCCCATATTTTGAAGCGCTGCTATCACAATAGACAGCTGTTCATCCTGGCTTTTTCCATTGAGATCCTCAATGGAAAGACCGACCGCCGCCAGCTTTTTTGCTGCGGAAGCAGATCCACTGCCTGCATCGGCAATAACGCCGGAGAGTGTTTTCATGCCTGCCTGCAGATTATTAACATCCGTTCCGCATCTCTGAAATACGTAGTCCCATTTTTGATAAGATTCTGCGCTGATGCCAATTTTCTGCGACATCTTATCAATTTCATCGCCGGCTTCAGCTACATCGTTTGCCATCTTCCACAGGGCTTTCCCTGCAGCGATTGCAGCAGCGCCGATAGCGAGAGCGGCGGCCGCCATCGCTTTACCTACAGTTTTTGCAATTTCTCCGAGCTTTTGGAACTTACCGCCTGCATCTTCGGTTTGTTCTCCGGCATCGTCCACTTCTTCGGCAAACTCGCCGGCCTCATCGCCAGCTTCGTCAAATCCACTTTCCGCTTCTTCCAAAGCCTTATTATTCTCCTGAAGCTCACGCTCCATATCATTTAATGAGGCCTGTGCATTATTCAGCTGTATCTGCCAGTTCTGTGTGCGTTTGTCGTTTTCTCCGAAAGAGGAAGATGCGTTATCAAGAGCACCTTTTAAAGTCTCGATTTTTGCTTTCTGTGCTTCAATCTCCTTGTTGAGGACTTGATTGCGGGAGGAGAGTGCGTGAACGGACTTATCGTTTTTATCAAACTGTGAAGTGACAAGCTTCATTTCGGAGCCAAGAACTTTAAAAGACTGATTGATTTCAGAAAGCGCCTTCTTAAATTCACGCTCGCCTTCTACGCCGATTTTAAGTCCGAAATTATCCGCCATATGCACTAACCTCCTCCCTGTTAAATTCCGTATGGTATGATCTCATCGATTGTGAGATACTGCTTCGGTTTGGATATGCCGCTGTATTGCTTGTGGCATTCCCAAAGATCCATAAAAAGTCCAAACGGCATCAGCCAGAACTCCTCCTGCGTAAGATGAAGCTGACAGATGCCGTAATAGAAAAGCCGGGTAAACAACTCTTCGTCATTTACTCGGCTGCCGCGTTTTTTAAGTCAGGCTCACTTTCCACATTTCGTTTTGTTCCCCGGTACATGGCTTCCATAATGGCATCCTTGTAGCCGGTCAGTTCCATCGGAGATGTAAGAAGTTCCACTTCCTCTGCGGTAAGCTCCGCCTTCTTCTCATCCGGATGTTTCAGGTTATGAACCAGGATTCTCTGATTGCAGAGCAGTGTGATAAGCCAGATGATCTCATCCAGCGCCATCTCAAAATTTTCAGCTTTCATAAGCTTGTCTCCAAGGTTCTCAAGCCCTCCGTATCTTCCCGCAATCAGCTTTGTCGCTCTTGTTGTAAGGAGCATTTCATACTCCTGTCCGCCGATAGTAATTACCGCACTTCGTTCATCCATTTTTCACTTCCTCCTTATCCTTCCCCGCCGCCGGAAGCGGTGTATGCCGGCTCATAAACATTCTTGTACCAATTCGTTATGGTATTTGCAGCTACGCCCGTATCATCTTCCGAAACTTCCGCTTTCCACGGATGCTTGCCCTGACCGTCCACCTTGTTTCTGCGCATTACCGTTCCCTCAATGGATGGCGTGGAAAATTCAATGCTTTCTCCCTTTGTCGTAAGGTTTGTCGCGGGGATACCGAACTTCACGCGGTAAAGCCAGAAATAACGGTACTTACCGTTGGCCTTTTTTGCACGAAATCCGATCGCTACAGGAACTCCTCCGTCCTCCGAGGCGGAAATCAGCACTTTGTTGTTGTCGATTTTTGCACCTGTCAGCACCTCTGCCACCGCCGTTCCGATGTTATCCACGCCAAGTGTCAGCGTTCCGCTTTGAAACTCCTTTACAACCTCCGCCGCTCCGTCATCCGCGTAAAGCGTCGCTTCCGCAAGTTCCACAGAAAGCTCTGCGGTCATCGCCTTCGCAAGAGGCAGCGGCGTTTCATAGGTTTCATTTCCATCCGTATCTTCTGTGATTTTGGAATAGAAAAGTTTATCAAGACCGATTGTCGCCATAATCTTTATTCCTCCGTTTCATATAGTTTCGCCACGTCAATGGCATAGTGATGATAGCCGGTATCATCTTCATGACCGATGTACCGTCTGTTTGTAATAACAAAATCAGCGGCAAGAAACGCCTTCGAAAGCTGTTTCCTCCGCCTCATATAGTTCCCTTTTGAAAAAAGGGATATTCTTGCCTCCTCAATTTCATATCCCGGATAATCGTCCGCATGAAGTGCGTAAGTATCTAAAAGCGGTGTTATCACCGCATACTCATCCGGAGGCTTACCGGAGAATACTCCAGTCTCTACCGAAAGACCGCAGCCTGTAACTGCGGTTTTTATCTCTGAAAGTAAACTCACAAGCCTTTCACCTCCGCTTCCAGTTTTTCCTTCATCGCTTCTATCGCAGCGCTTTTCGATGCGGATTTGGCGGGCTTTAAGAAGGGCTTTGCTCTCTGTCCGCTTCTTCCGTATTCAAGAACCGATGCGATTTTCGCATTGCTGTCGCCGTTCCTTCTCGGCTCTGAAAAACCCACCTTTACATTGAAGTTGCCGTTTCGATCCTGCTTGGCAGGAGAGGTGCCAAGCGCGGATAACAGCTGCCCCGTTGAGCGTGAGGGCTTTTTCGTATCCTTTCCGATGACAGATGCCAGATTGGATCTGACCTTGCTTTCCACAACTTTTCCTCCCGCCTCCAGAACCTTCGGCAGGATAGTATCCGTTTTATCCGCAAGGCGCGACACCTTCATTAAAAATTCCTCCGGCATTTTCCATGTTGCTTTAGCCACTCTTTTTCACCTCCCTTCCCAAAGTTTCAAGATACATGCCTCTTCCTCTGATATCCTCCACCGATGTGATTTCAAAGACATGTCCGTCGCAGAGTATCTTCATTTCCGTTGTAACGCTGACACCCGGAATGCATCGGAAACGGAAAAGATCCGTAGCGTCCGAATAGGTGGACATGTTTGCCCATCTCTCGCTTCCGTGCCGTCCTTCTCTGTAAGCCCTGACTTTCGCAACAGTCACATCCGTTTCCGTCTGAAATCCTTCATCATCCTGAATGAACTGCTTCTCTGTAAGGGAAATAAAAGTATTCATCTTTCCGAAGCTCACCGTTACACCTTCCATTCCCGGTCAAGTCTTAAAAGAAGATTGACCGTATTCCATACCTGCTGTGCCGCATTTGTATTATCCGAGAAAAAACCGCCTGTAGAGCCGTCCCTTGATTCATAAAAATGGCTTGCAAGCATAATGACTGCCTGCTGCGTTGTCGCAGGCATTTCATTTTCCGCATAAAAGCCTTCCCGGATATGCTGATAGCTTTCCGCGTAAGCTGCTGCGGCAGTGATGTACTCTTTTAACAGTGCATCATCCGCCGTATGCGTAAGAATCAGATTCGCTTTTACTTTTTCAAGTAATGATTCCATCACCGCCGCCTCCTTTTCCTTAAGCCGACTTCATCTTAAGCAGCTGAATGCCTTCCGGCAGAATAACCTTGCCGTCCACACGCTCAGTCGCCACGTATCCGATCTGACCGTTTGTCGCATAGAGTTCATTCAGTCTCTGTACGGTTCTTCCCGCACGGTCTCCGATCCAGTAATTTTTGAAATCGCCAAATGCGATAGCAAGTGCGCCTGCAGCGACAACCGGAGCATACGGACTGGTATAGATTTCATAGCCAAGCAGTCTGTCAGGCTGTCCAGCCTGAACGGAAGGCTGCCACAGATACGCGCCGTTATTGTCTTTCAGCTTGCGAATGGATGAAATCGTTGCATCGTTGAGCAGGAACTTTGCG